CCGGAGCCGGAGGCACTGTACGGCGGCGCGGCGGGCGGCGGCAAGAGCGATGCACTGCTCATCGAAGCGCTGCGGCAGGTGCATATCCCGCATTACCGGGCACTGATCCTGCGCAAGACCTACCCACAGCTTTCCGATCTTGTGGATAAGAGCCAGATGTACTACCGCCGGGCTTTCCCGGAGGCGCAGTACAACGCTACCTCCCATGTATGGGTCTTTCCCAGCGGGGCGAAGATCTGGTTTGGCTCCATGCAGTACACCAAGGACCGCACCAACTATCAGGGCAAAGCCTACGATTTTATCGGCTTTGACGAGCTGACCCACTTTGAGTGGGACGAGTACAGCTACATGATGAGCCGCAACCGCCCCACCGGGCCGGGCACCCGGGTGTATATGCGTGCCACAACGAACCCCGGCGGCATCGGTCACGGCTGGGTGAAGGCGCGGTTTATCACGCCTGCCCCGCCCGGTACACCCATTGTGGAAACCGTCACGGTGCGCCTGCCGGACGGCACCGACCAGCAGATGGAGCGGGCGCGGGTGTTCATCCCGTCCAGCGTGTTCGATAACCCTGCCCTGCTGGCCAACGACCCCGGGTATCTGGCAAGCCTTGCCAGCCTGCCGGAGGCGGAAAAGCAGGCGCTGCTCTACGGCAGCTGGGACAGCTTTTCCGGGCAGGTGTTCACCGAGTGGCGCAACGACCCGGCGCATTATCAGGATCAGCGCTGGACCCACGTCATTGCGCCCTTTGCCATCCCCAAGCACTGGCCCATCTGGCGCGGGTACGACTTTGGCTTTTCCAAGCCCTTTTCGGTGGGGTGGTATGCGGTGGACGAGGAGGGGCGGCTGTACCGCATCAAGGAGCTGTACGGCTGCACCGGACGTCCCAACGAGGGTCTGCGCATCGACCCGGTGGAGCAGGCCAAGCGCATCCGGGAGGCCGAGCAGAACGACCCGCTGCTGCGTGGCAGGGTGATCCATGGAGTGGCAGACCCCGCCATCTTTGACGAGAGCCGGGGCGAGAGCATTGCGGCCATGATGGAGCGCAGCCCGCATTTTTTGCACTGGCAGCCCGGGGACCACACCCGACTGGCAGGTAAGATGCAGTTTCACTACCGGCTGCGGTTTGCGCCGGACGGGCGGCCGATGCTGCAGGTGTTCAGCAGCTGCAAGCATTTTATCCGTACCCTGCCAAACCTTGTGTACGACGAGAGCAATGTGGAGGATATCGACACCCGGCAGGAGGATCACATCTACGACGAGTGCCGCTATGTGCTGATGGAGCATCCCATCAGCCCGCCCGAGGCTTCTGCCGCGCCGCCAAGGCCGGACGACCCGCTGGAGCTGCACCGGCAGGCGCGGTTCTACCGCATCTGAAAAACAGGACAGAAAGGAAAGAACTATGGAAGATACAAGAGCAGAGAGCCTGCCCATCGGCGCGGCAGAGGCGGCGGCTGCGTTGCAGACGCTGCAGCGCTACAAGGCGGGCAAGGCGGCGCTGGACAAGCGCCTGATCGACAACGAACTGTGGTTCCGCATGGGACACTGGAAAAACTATCGCGACCCGCTGATGCCCGGCAAGGCGCAGCCCTCCAGCGGATGGCTGTTCAACAGCATTGCCAACAAGCACGCCGATGCCATGGACAACTACCCCGAGCCCATGGTGCTGCCCCGGGCGGCAGACGACCAAGCCACAGCGCAGGCACTTTCCAGCGTGCTGCCGGTGGTGCTGGAGCAGGCGGATTACGAGCAGGTGTACAGCGATGTCTGGTGGCGCAAGCTCAAGCAGGGCACTGGCGTTACCGGCATCTTCTGGGACCCGGCGGCGCGCGGCGGGCTGGGCGATATTGCGGTGCGCAGCGTCAACCTGCTGATGCTCTACTGGGAGCCCGGCGTGCAGGATATTCAGGACTCGCCGGATCTGTTCCACCTCAGTTTAGAGGACACTGCCCGGCTGACTGCGCAGTACCCGCAGCTGACGGGGCACGCCGCCGGGGTGGTGGACGTGCCCCGGTACATCCACGAGGACGGCCAGACCACCGCCAACAAGAGCGTGGTGGTGGACTGGTACTATAAGCGCCCGGACGAGAACGGCAAATTGCGGCTGCACTACTGCAAGCTGTGCAACGGCGTGGTGCTGTATGCCAGCCAGAACGACCCGGTGCTGGCGGCGCGCGGATTGTACGACCACGGCAAGTACCCCTTTGTGTTCGACCCGTTGTTCGTGGAGGAGGATTCCCCTGCCGGGTTCGGCTACATCGACGTGATGAAGGACTGCCAGAATGCCATTGATAAGATGAACCACGCCATGGATGAGAACGTACTGCTGGCCTCCCGCCAGCGGTATGTGCTCAGCGATACCGCCGGTGTGAACGAGGAGGAACTGGCCGACCTGAGCCGGGACATCGTGCACGTTGTGGGCCGATTGAACGAGGACAGCTTCCGTCCGCTGCAAACGGCGGGTCTGCAGGGCAACAGCCTGAGCTACCGCAACAGCCGCATTGAGGAGCTGAAGGAGATCAGCGGCAACCGCGACCTGACGCAGGGCGGCACCAGCGGCGGCGTGACCGCCGCCAGCGCCATCGCTGCCTTGCAGGAGGCGGGCAGCAAGCTGAGCCGGGATATGCTCAAGAGCGCCTACCGCGCCTTTGCAAGGCAGTGCTACCTTATCATTGAGCTGATGCGGCAGTTCTACGACGAGCAGCGGGTGTTCCGTATCACCGGGCAGCGCGGCGAGAGCGAATTCGTGCCCTTCTCGGCGCAGGGTCTGCGTGCAAAGCCCGTGCCCGCCGTGGGCGGGGTGGAGCTGGGCAGCCGGGAGCCTGTCTTTGATATCGTGGTCAGCGCCGCCAAAAAGAGCACCTTCAGCCGCCTGTCCCAGAACGAGACCGCCAAGGAGTGCTACAAGCTGGGCTTTTTCGACCCCGCCAACGCGGATGCTGCCCTTGCGGCGCTGGAAATGATGGATTTTGAAGGGGTGGAAAAGGTGCGCGCCCGGGTGCGGCAGAACGGCACGCTGGCGCAGCAGCTGGTGCAGCTGCAAGGGCAGATGGCAAGACTGACAGCCGCTCTTGCGCAGCAGCCCGGCGGCACCCAAACGGCGCAGGACACCGCCAGTCTGACGGCACAGCTGCCGGTGGCGGCGGCTGCCCGCGCCATGAACTGGAACGGAAAGGAGGTGAAGTGAGATGATCAAGGTATGTTACAGCGAGCTGGACGGCCCCAAGGGGCTGAGCCTGCGGCTGGAAGCCGCCGGTCACGCGGGCTACGCGCCCGCCGGGCAGGATATCGTATGCGCTGGCGCAAGCACCCTGATGCAGGCGCTGGTGTACCTGCTGGCAGGGGAGGAGAGCGCCCGCAGCGATGCCTGGGACGAGCCGGAGGGCCCGCGCCTTGCCGTGGCGGTGCAGGCCCCGGTAGCACCGTGGGTGCAGGGTGCATTTGAACTGGCCAAGGCGGGCTTTACCCTGCTGGCAGAGCGCTACCCGGACAATCTGCGCTTTGCGGATGTGAGCCGCAGCGGACAGCAGAGCATGATGGACTTGCAGCTGTTTGCGGAGGGGGAAGCCGCACCTGCGTTGAGCCCGGCACAGACCCGGCAGGCAGTGGCTGCGGGCACCCTGAAGCCGGAAGCCCCCGCTGCGCAGCCGGAAGCGCCCCGGCAGACCCCGGCAGAGCCGGAGCCGCAGCCGGAAAAACCCGCACAGCCGGAGCGCCCGATGCTGCCGCCCCTGTCGCTGCCGGTGCAGAACACGGTGCACAGTCTGCACGCCCGCTGGGCGGCAGAGGAAGCCGCCATGCGCCGCAGCCAGCCGGGCTTTGACCTGAAGGCAGAGCTGAAGAACCCGGAGATGCGCCGTCTGATGCAGCTGCCCGGCATGCGGGTGCAGGACGCCTACCGCCTTGCCCACTACGAGGATGCCCTGCGCACCACGGCACAGACCGTGGAGCAGGGGGTAGTGGAGCGGGTGCAGCAGCGCGCCGCGCGTCCGCTGGAAAACGGCCTGCGCCCCGGTGCTGCCGCCTCGGTACGGCCGGACGTGGCCGCCATGACCCGCGCCCAGCGGGAAGCCTTGGAGCGCCGTGTGCTGCACGGTGCACAGATCGAACTTTAACCTGACAGGAGAAAGGAAAAAAGCATGATGAATTTTAACATCCAGCTGTTTGCGGACGCGCAGACCAACACCACCGGCACCATGTCGGTGGAAATGAAGACCTTTTACGAGAAGCGCCTGATCGATCAGGCAGAGCCACGCCTTGTGCACGACCAGTTTGCGGATTACTACCCTGTGCCTCAGAACGGCGGCAAGACCATCGAGTTCCGCAAGTACGACAGCCTGCCCAAGGCCAGCACCCCGCTGACCGAGGGCGTTACCCCCAACGGTCAGGCCCTGAACGTGACCAGCATCACCAGCGACCTGCACCAGTACGGTGGCTGGACCCCGCTGACCGATGTGCTGCAGATGACCGCCATCGACAACAACGTGGTGCAGGCCACCCGCGTGCTGGCAAGTCAGGCCGGCCGCACCATGGACAGCATCACCCGCGATGTGCTGGCGGGCGGCACCAATGTCATCTATGCCCCCAAGCTGGGCGCAGACGGTGCCGAGACCGCCGTTACCAGCCGCAAGGCGCTGGACAAGAGCTGCACCCTGACCCCGAAGCTGTTCTTTCAGGCAGCGGCGCAGCTGGGCGCAATGAACGCTGACCCCATCGGTGACAGCTACGTTGCCATCATCCACCCCTATGCGGCCTATGACCTCAAGACCTGCAAGGAGTTCATGGAGGTGCACAAGTACGCCGACCCCGACACCATGTTCCGCGGCGAGATCGGCAAGCTGGGCAACATCCGCTTTATCGAGACCAGCGAGGCCAAGATCTGGAAGGACGACACCTGCCCGACGGGTCTTGCGGTGTTCGGTACGCTGGTGCTGGGCGCCCACGCCTACGGCGTGACCGAGCTGGAGGGCGGCGGCCTTGAGCACATCGTCAAGCAGCTGGGCTACGGTGACGACCCGCTGAACCAGCGCGCCTCTGTGGGCTGGAAGGGGATGCGCGCCGCCGAGCGTCTGGTGGAGCAGTACATGGTGCGCATCGAGAGCGTGTCCAGCTACTCTGCCACCGCTGCCGCCAACTAAGGAGGTGCCCATGGCTGAAAAGAACGTGCGCATCCGGCTGTTCAAGGACAACAGCCGCTACAAGGGCGATCTGTTCGTCAGTGTCAACGGCGTGAACTACAAGATCCGCCGTGGCGTGGAAGTGGAGGTGCCGCCCGCCGTGGCCGAGGTTCTGGAGCACAGCCAGCGTCAGGACGAGCTGACCGCTGCCCGCATTGCCGCTGCGGAGAATGCGGCGCAGTAAAATCTGCAATATCAACGCTGCCCGGCTGGGAGAAATGCCCCCGGCCGGGCTTTTTATAAAAAGGATGTGATGAGATG